TTGGTCCAGTTTCTGAAAGTACCTCTGCGATAAATTCTTTGGGTGTCTGAAAGTCATCCATTTCATCATAGCCTTCCAAGTATGTAAAAAAATTTCGTATGTTTCCATTGGCACGAATGGCGGCGTGTTCCACTTTAGACCCTCTTTCTTCAGTGAGTTTCATGAGAGTTTCTGGTTTATGCTTCGGAACGAAAACAGTCTCGAAATTTGGATACATACACATGTTTGTCGTAGTCACCAACAAACATCCCCGAGAAATCCTATCACCATCTGAAATCTTTTCAATTATCGGTTTGAATACGGGATCATAGTCTTCAATAAACACGTGTTTTGTCGAAGGTCGAATAAACTGTAGAAATGGTGATTTACTTTTTAGGTGATCGGCTTGTAACTCGACGTGGTTTAGACCTCTGAGTACCTCTTTGAGAATGTAGGTTTTTCCAACACCTGGTGCTCCACATATAAACACATTCTTTCTTTCACGGATGTACCTACGAATAAGATCAATTTGTTTCGTGTGAATTGTTGTCACGACGGGATCTTTTTTTTGCTCGACTATTTTAATGAAGGAATCCATCGATGATCTTACTACTCAGGCCATAGATTTGGTGCTCGGAAATGACGCACTTCATAAACGTATCGTAGAACCTTTAAAAAGGAAAATTGTACCATACATTGCATGTAGTGTTTTGACCAATTTGATAATGTTTATACTTTTGGTGTACCTTGCTCGACGTCTGTCTCTTCTTCCACTTCCTCCTCATCTTCCTCCACTTCCTCGTACTCCTCCTCTTTAGAGAGATACTGTCCCACTCGTTCAAATGGGGTGTCTTTTGTCATCGCTCGTATGGGTTCGACCGTTTTTGGTAATTTGAGTGGTGGAATGGGACGTACCGTCAATATCTCAGGTTTTGTGAATACACCATCAATGGGATACTCCTTCTCAAAACTTATGAGAATGTTTTTGGGTATAGGTGGCGATTGTTCGATGAGTCGATCATATTCAGCCTTACACTCTTCGACGAATTTAAGACCTTCTTTCTTACGTTCTTCTCTGGGGAGAGACAACTGGAGGCGAATATTCCTGGATAACGCACCATGAGCTAACGCAGCTGTTCTATGATTTTCACGGAGTTCGTTGATCTTTAGGAACTGCATGATCGTGGCGATCAAACCCGCAATTAAATTCATACCACCAATAATCGATGGTACAGTGCTTCGCATACCAGCAGGGAATGAAGTCTGTGCAAAGTTAGCCGTTCCCGTCACAGTGGATAACACAATGACAGGTAAATTAAAACGCAGACTCAGTCGTTTGTAGAGTAAAAAACCTCTATGGTGCATGTATCGGTAACACGCAGATGCTTCACCCCACTGGCGCAAGACATTCTCATGATACTCATTCCATAAATCTTCCATATTAATTTCTTCACTCATCTTATAATAAATGAATATAATATTTCTCATTCATTTCATTTTTCTCTTGTGGATTCTCATAATACCATTTGTGAACGATCGCAGACAGCTCGAATTTTATTCGATGGTCATTCCATTTATATTTTACCACTGGTCTGTGAATGACGATACGTGTGCACTCACACAAGCCGAGATGTACGTCACTGGAAAGGAAAAAGATGAGACTTTCATGGGTCGTGTCGTCGGTCCTATTTACAAGATGGAAGAGAATGATATTAATCGCCTGACAAAGACCCTTTTCTTCATGTTATGGGCATTCGTGCAATATCGCCTTGGCCACTTTGATTCTTTTGTAAAAGACCTAAGTAATGTGTTTAAAGCTAAAAAGCTAAACTAAAATACAATGGACGTCAAACTTCTCAGTGAAATTTCCAGACTTAACAACATCAAGGAGGTGTACAAACAAAATTACCTATACAACTTGGAATATCTCGAGGAAAAACTTGATCGAAACAATGCTCAAATTGAACGCACTACATCTGAATTAAAAAGTGAAATTCTCAGAAAACAAGGTGACTATTATCGTGAACAAATTGAGAATTTGGATGCATCGGTTGAAAACGCAATCAAAGAAATTGATACAAAAATTTCAAAAATTGAAGAACAAAAAAGAAAATATGAGGAACAAGCTAAAAAGGAGTGTGAGTCGTTCGATTTTAACTTGGAGAAACTTCGTACAGCCCTTAAACGAAAAAATACGAGTGAAATTTTCGACATGTTTGAAAGCACGGCTAACGCTTTGACGATTTTGAGGAAGGAGTGTTCTTCATGTACTCACGAACAGTCTTCAGGAATGCACGATCTCGACTGACTTTGGGATCCGCAGCAATGACGATGTAAGTGAGACGGTTAGGGAGTTTGGGCTTGTTTCCAGTTGGCTTGGGAGTCATCTTTAATTTTTTCTTGGCGTTCTGAACCTGCTTCACAGTTGGCATTTATTATATACGAATATATTTATGTGGAGAATGAACAGGCTATATTGAAAGCAATAGTTATTCTCCCATCCAAGTTCACTGGAAGAACAGAGTGTTTTAAACTATTGGGAAAAATTATAATAGTCCCCTCTTTAATTTCGTCTATGTCACCTGTGTTAAACTCAATTTTGTCGAATATAGGGTGAAAAGGTATCACGGGATCGTCGACCGTGAATAAAGTTGAGTTTTTCTTTTCTTCGCTGTGAAGAATATAAATAGCAGAGAATGTTGGATAAAATAGTCTATCTCTGATTTTTTGTGGTAAACCAAAATGACTATGCACTTCTTGGAAATTTTCTTTTTCATATTTATTGAACCAATATTGCATTATCATAAAATCAGTTGGATTTTTGTAACAGCAGTTTGTTTCGTATAGCATTTTAGTTAAATTTTTCCATACAATTTCCTGAATCATATTAGCATCAAGAAATTTAGATGGTTTTGAAAAATTGGTTATCAATCTACAAGCCTTAAAAGGATTAGAATCTTCGAGTTGTGACGCAATGTCATTTATAACAGGTAACACATTAGATTTGATATTCTCGTGTTCGTCTACCTGAGACCAATACACACAATGACATGGAAATTTAAAATGTGGCATCTCTACATTTAGATCATAACTTTTCTTTAAATTTAAATTTATCGAAAAAATGAACACATGACTTAAAATTGTCATATACGATCATACATAACGCATCTGCAATGTCATGTTTTCTTTCATATGGAATGTCATTCTCTATATACTTCTCAGCTATCGAAACAGTTCGCTCCTTTCTCTGGTCGTAGTCAAGATGTCTCATGCCGAAGTGCGTATGCATGCTCACAGGTGAAATTAAAGAAACCTTATCTTTGAACATGTAATGTAAAAGTATCTCAATATTTGTAAAACCTCCAGGTGGTTGTCGTTCTATAAGTATCTTCTCAGCTGCATCGAATATATCTTGGTGGTCCTCCACAAATAAAGGAACAAGATCTACAAAGTCATTCGATTTGAGGTATTTATAGTCTTCGAGACTTACCTTCTTCACGTATTCGACTTCGATTTTCGGACCCGCATCAGACTCCGCAAGAACGAGACCCATATTGTGATAGCCGATATCGATCGCCAAGACCTTCATGTCTTTAAGTGAAAGATTTTCCTTAACTATAGTAAATGAAGAATAAGACAAAGACCCAACTCCTATGGGTGGCTCTTGTCGTACTCGTGGTAGTGATTGGTTACATGTGGTACAATCCCCAAGTCGTCGAGGTCCCAGTTGAGGTTCCTGTCGTGATTCCACCGCCTCGTCCCGTTCGTACACAGGAGATCAGGCGTGAACCCGAGTTTAGGGGCCCACCCATCAAACAGTATAAACCTGGACGTATGCAACAGATGGGCATTCTCGTGGGTGAGGGTGGAGAAACACTCCCTCTATATGGTAAGGAAGTTCGTGGTCGCCGTGACCGTTATCATTATTACACCACGACTGGTGGCGAGAACCTTTACCCTATTCCAGTGACCCATGATGGACGTGACTGCGTGGATGATATCGGATGTCAGGAACTTTATGGAAATGAATCTGTAACGGTCACTGGTAAGACTGGTTCTTTCAATGTGACGATGTATCGCACGGATGATTTCTTTTAACAAAAATGATTTTTTAAAGAATTGTATTCACTCTTCTGAAGTCCAGAAGTTTCTGAAAATTTTGCCTTCATGTTAAGCAACTCTTTTATAGTGTCATCATCGAGACTTTTGACAAAATCCCTCTTAGCCTCGATGTCGTCAAGTTGATTGTGTTCTTTCTGTGCTTGTACATAAGGCCATGTGTGTTTTCGCAGCGTTGCGACTT